CGCGAGGACGGTAGCTCTCATTTTTGGTTAGTTTTGATCTAAATATTGTACTTTATTTTTTAAGTAAGAGAGAGCACGTCGCTCATCGGCGGCAGCCTGCTCATCACGAGGAGCATGGTCTTTGGCCGAGCGGTAGATGAGCTCGGCCTGGGACTGCGCGATCATAGATCGCCGGGCTTTCCGGCGGCGAAGGACGGCCGAATATTTGGTACGTTCCGCCGTCGGTGCGCGATTCGGAAGATCGAAAAGCCGGTCGAAGTACGCGATAGATCTGACGGTCTGAACCTTTGATCCGAGTTTCGCAACAAATCCATCAAGAACGTCGAACTGCTCGCGGTGCCGATCGAAATAATAAGCACCGATCCCGGGGCGGCGACTCATCAGAACAAACTCCGGCGGGCGGAAAAACGGTTTGGCTGCTTCGAACGTCTTGTAAACACGCTCAGCGTGCCGACGGGCAGTGTCATCACCTGGGTGCTCCTTCGCGATCCGAATCGCGGGATCTTTCTCTGGACTCGGAAGATCCGCTCCGAGAACGGAACCAGCCTTTTTAAGGCAGTAACGTGCGACGTAGGAAGACGACTCCCAGGTCACCTCGCCGACGTCGTGCCGACCGAACTTCCAGCACTCGGAAATCAGACCGGAAAAATAATGCCTTGCATCCGGCGCGGTCTGAACGTCGGAAGGGATCAAATCGCCGGTCGACAAAAGATCCGGCATTCCGTAAAGCAAAATATGATAGTGCGGTCGCCAGGTCTTCCACACGGAGCCGTACTCACCACACGCGAAAAAACGCACGTCGTTCTTATAACCAGCGTAATGCAACTTCGATCTAAGGCGCTTCATAAAGTCTTGCAGATCCTTCTTTCGGAGAACGGGGAGATCCGCAGCTGCACCGGAGCGCCAATCGACCAGGCACGTCTCAACCGGCAGATGATCGTCATCATAAGTCAGGGTCACGAAATAGCAGCAAGGCGAAGTTTCGGCTTCCATCATACAGCGAACTGCCCACTGCCGGGCACGGTTAATCCGGCAGACGACGCAACGGCCGCAGCCGATTTCCTGGACGATGCCACGAAGATCCGGCCGGAGAAAAGGCTGCGCCTTCTGTTGATTCAGAAAGAAAGCACCGTTCTTTTCCCGCGGGAGTTTCCGGATCAAATCCGGCGGAAGCAAGATCCGGGCGGTGGCCGGGATTCGATACAACGGATACTTGCAAAGCATAGCATCACTTCCGAATAACAGTCGTAGGCAAAAACTTCGAGATGGCATCCATCACAGAAGCCGAGGCGCCGATCAGAGCGGCAATAGCAGTCAGACGTTGCGAGTACGAATTATGTTTTGCTGCCGAAGCATTAACGAGATCTGACCAAGTATCACCGCCGATAGCCTGCGAGGAAGCTTGCGGAACAGTCGATCCGGAATAACCAACATGAGCGAGCAGCATCGGATTAAGCCCGGCCGCTTTCATACCTTCGACGAGATCCGCATAGTACGTCTTACGGAAATCACGTTGCCTTTGATATGCAATCTCGGCCTGCTCCTCATTATATCTGCGCTGCTGATCGAGCTGGTAAGCCAGGGAATCAGTGCCAATCGAATCGAGATCTGACTCAGCATCGCTAAAATCCAAGTCACCACGCAACTCAGAAGCAGACGACGTATTAACCGTATCCGGCACAGTCGAGGCAGACGAAGTATTGATCGCTTCATTCAGAGGCCGAACATCAGATACAGGCGGCGGCAACGTCGTATCCTGAATGCCACCAAGATAATCCCAAAAAGACATAGAGTAACTCCTTTCTATTGTGCAAAGTGCTTAACCAGGATTTGCGGATCACGTTTACCTGGTTAAGCATAATGCACAAATTTTAGTGATGATCGAGAAGACCGGGCACAGAGTACACCGGCATAACGCGCGTAGACGAACCAGAGAACATTATTTCGCCGATAAACTGGTGAGTCTGCGAAGAATCGACGGCAATCGTGCGGTCGATATTCTTCTTTGCCGGCGATTGCATCCACGCATCATTAAGAACCGGAGTAGCCGTATATTTATCCGCATAGTTCCAAGCCGCGAGAGTCTGCGGCGCAGACGGCCTCATATATCCGGTTACCATCGACGGCTGATAACGATAGTCAGCCCAGGCTTCCTGGTAACCAAAAATCTCATCAGGCGGATTCACGGTATGATTTCCATTATAGAAAATCTCACGGTTATAGATCGGCTGGTTTCCAATATTTGCGAAGACCGGGTTGTAATAATCCAGAAGATCCTTGCGAGTCCACTTACGTTCGATCTTTTGTTCATAGATGTTCTCATTACGAACGCAGCAGAGGATCATAAGGATACCGTGCTCCGTAAAGCTGCGCGTGAAGAGATGCTTCTTCGCGCCGGTAAATGAAAAGGCTGCCGTGTTTCCCTGGGGGGAAGTTGTATCCGTCGAAGACGTCTGCAAAACCTGCTGCATTCCGAGTTTAATGCGGCAGCCTCCGAGATACTCGGGGATCTGGACAGAAGCATCAGGTGGGTTGACACCAAAGAACGTATGAATGAGCTCGCGATAACGTGATCCTCCAATCGCCATCTTTTCCTGCATCTTCTGGGTCTGAAAGAAGAGGCGGAGATCGTTGACGGTCGTAGTCCAGTCAACCGCAAGACCGGAACGATACTGCAAAGCAGCCGTACCGGAAAGACCAAGAACACCAGGCGTTAACTGAATAGCATTAGAAGATCCAGTAGTCGAGAGAGTCTGACCAGGATTAGAAGCGCCAGGAACGGTAACCAGAAGATTACCATCAGACCGCAACGTACCGGCTTCCAGAGTCAAAGCATCACCGTACTGGGGCTGGGGTAAAGCCGACGAGAAATAGTCATGCAAGCGCGCGACCGGAAGAGGCGCGCCACCACGCACTGCATAGTAAGCCGGGGCATAGTCTCCTTCCGGCACAGTTCCGCCGGAACTGCCGGAAAGACCGGTAGTCTGATCCGATCCGGTATAAAGAACACCGGGATCTTGCACGGCCGTAGACCTGAACCACTCCGACCAGATCCGTTCATAAGCGCGGAAAGGCAGGGAGGAAACTTTATAGTTACCTTGCTTGATCGGCAGACCGAGATAGTCTGCAACATCGCCGACATTCCAGCCGCCATTTGGAAAAGACGTTTGAGGAACAGACGGGTATTCCGACGGCGCCCAGTGCGAGGACGTATTCTCACCAAGAAATTCACGCCAGCGATCCCAGAGGATACGATTCGGGCAAAAGAAAGCGAAGAAATCGAGATAGGCGTCGCCAAACGTCGGGTGAATCGGAGTCGCCATACGAACGGCAGCGGCGAGATCGAGATCCCACGTATCGCCGGGCAAAACTTCGATGAAACCACCGACCGGGATCAAAAGGCCAGCGTTGAAAGACGTAGAGACCTTCGTTTCGTACGGAAAGCGAGAACGATGCATATCCAACTGCTTGGGGATCTGCGAAAAATAGCGGTTTGCGTTAAGACTCGGCATCTGGTTTATCCTCCTTCTTCGTCAGAGTTGCAAGAACATCAGCGTAAGAACCGTCGTCGAAGGCATCTACAAAGTTCTTCATATTATTGCCGAAAGCGCGGCGAACTTCCGGGGGAAGCGCATTCCAGCCGGACTCGGCACGATTAACGACCTCCATCGCTTCGATAATATTCTTAGGCATAAACGTTGCATCACCGAAGGCCTCCGGGGGAAGTTGCTGGGACTTCTCAATAAACTTCGAAACACCGAACTTCTGAACAGAATCCGAAAGAACCGTACCAGGCGCGGCGGCTTGGATCTCAGCGTAGACGTCGCGGACTCCGGACTTTTTCAACGTGCCGGCTTCTGCATCAAGAGACGTATCGAGGGCGTACGTCGGCTGCAAATGATCGTAAGCGGCCTTCGGTACAGAATCCTGGACAATGACCGGATCAAAGGCTTTCTTGAATTCCATCAGATCATCCTCCTGCGAGCGGATCGAATTGCAAATCGAGAGCCAAGATAACCTTAAAAGGTCTAGGTTTTCTACGTTTTTGCTCTCGGATACTAAGCGTGAGATTAAGTTGACGAGCATATGCCTTAGCCTCGGGAAGAGAATCAAAAGGCACGATGTGGCGAGGCTCAACACCGAGCACATCGACAAAATAGCGCTGAGAACTTTCATTCATCAAGATTACCTCCATCAAGTTGATCCTGGATCGAAACAAGCTGCGATTCCAGGCGCCGGATCTTGTTCATAAGGATAGTGATCTTATCGTCTTTGGGCTCTTTCCAGACGTCAACGGCCTTGATCCGTTCAGCCGAGAAGTCAAGATCCTCATGCTGCTCAATTTCGCCGGTCGTCACATCAAACTGACCGATACAGTCAAAAACGAAATCAACCGGGGATTTCGCAATGATACTCTGCGGATCGTTGACGAGATCCGTGAAAGCACGTCTCGCAGCATCCTCATTCTCGAAGAGTTGGAGGGGAGAATATGAGTAGCGAACGCGATCGAAAACGGAGTAAACAAGAAGTTTCACAGACGGATACCTCCTCTCTGACCGTTCGGACTGAGATTGACCGCTTTCGTGCGATCTACGGTTTTGCGCCAGATCCTTCGATCCGTGCGCGGATGAGTGGCATGACGTTTCATAGTCATCCTTTCTTACCACAATGTGGCGGTTAGTGTAGG